TGATGCTAAGGCATCTTGGGGAACAAACAACTTGACTATTGCTCCTTCTTCTGGAAGTACAATCCAAGGTTCAGTACAAAATTTGATTTGCAATGTTTCGAATTGGCAAGTTACTCTTTACTTTAACAACACATCTTGGTATGTAATCATTACTTAATATGGCTATCAATCTTTCAACGCTAGTTAATCAGACTAACCCGCTTCAGCTTGCAAAAGTTTGGGCAAATTTTGGGGTTGTCTCTCCTGGAACAACTCTGACAATCCGTTCCTCCTATAGCGTCTCAAGCATCACAAGGAACGGCACAGGTGATTACACAATTAATCTGTCGATCACAATGGCAGATTTAAACTATGTAATGGTTGGATCAAACAGTTACAACCAAACAACTTACGGATCTTCGGCGGCAATCGTTGCTCCTTACACCAAAACCACTACAACTTGCCGTATCTTAACTAATGTGGGAAACAACGGGCAGGAATCGCAGGAAGTTGATGTCGTAATTTTCGGAAACTAATCATATGAGTCAAGTAATCGTTTATACTAATTCTACAGGAAATGTTTCTGTTTGTACTCCATCGAATGAATCAGATATTAACCAAGTGCTGATAAAGGATTGCCCTGTTGGAGCAATTATTGTTGATTCATCAACGCTACCATCTGGAGCAGATGCTCAATTCTTTAATTCATGGGAGCTTAATGGTTCTTCTGTTTCTGTAAATTTCACAAAAGCACAATCTCAGCAAACATCTGTTCTTAATAAACTTGTCTACGATGAGTCGGGACATCGTGCTGTAAAAACCCTTTCTGGAGTTTCTAATGTTATTTCTGATTCCGATTGGAAAATATTGGTGACTAATGCACAATTTGGTATTGCAACATCTAGCACAACTGCTGAACTTATTGCCGCAATTGTTCCTGTACAAGCAGCTATTGACGCGAATTCGGCTATATAATAAACCATATGGCTCAAGACGGAAAGTGCGGAATTTATGGATTTCGTAATTCCATAAATGGGAAATGGTACATTGGTCAAAGCGTTAATATTAAAGAAAGAATCAGAGCGCATAAATCCGCACTAAATGCTGGTTATCATAATAATGAGCATTTTTTAAGAGCTTGGAAAAAGTATGGAGAAGCATTTTTTGATGTTTTGATTTTAGAAGAATGCAATCAAGATATGCTGGATACAAGAGAAACAGCATGGATTGCTTATCACAAAAGCACTATTAGAGAATTTGGCTATAACTTGCTTTCTGGTGGTGGTGGACTTAAAAAACACTCAGAGGAATCCAAAAGAAAGTTGTCATTAAAAACAAAAGGAAGAAAAGGAAAACCTCTTTCAGAAGAAACTAAAATAAAACTTTCTTTGATTAATAAAGGTAAAAAACATACTCCAGATGCAATACGAAAGATTGCAATAGCAAGTCAGAACATGACTCCTGAAAGTAGGGAAAAGATTAAAAGGAATCTTATTGAAATTTATAAAGATCCAGAACGCAGAAAGAAACAATCTGAATATGCTAAAAAAAGATGGGAAAAGCATAAATCAAAAGATATTGTAAAACCATGAGCGCAGATGGAAGAGTTTATGATGGAACAACGAGTACGGTTGCTATGGATGCCGAAACGCATCCATCAAACCTTCCTCCGAATTATGTTTCTTCATGCGTAAATCGTTCTTTTCGGCAAAGTGTAAATAATACTCGTCCTCCCTTTACCGATCTTAAAATCAATGTTGCCTTTGGTCAAGATCCTCAAATCCTAACTGATTTCCAAACTGGGAATTTCCAAGGTGCTTATCCTTATAGATCAGTAAAATCTGGATCTACTGATGGGATTGTTTGCTCTGTGGCTGGAGTAATTTACTTTATTTCCATAGTCAACAATATCTGTACACTATATAAGCTCATTGACGGCAATGATCCGTACATGATGCATACTTGGTTTGTTCAAGCAGAAGATTGGATCTACATCCAAAATGGATACCAAGATGCTATCGCTTGGAATGGTGTTATTTCTGGTGCGCCAACAAATCTCCAAGCGCAAGGGATTAATGGAACAAATATTAACCTTACTTGGACAAATAATTCCCCTGGCGCAACATTTATAGAGCTTCAATCCCAAACTGCTGGCAATGTTTTTACAACATTTGCAACAATTGCTTATGGGCAAGATTATTATAATTTCGCAACATATGATTCCGTAACTCAATACTCTTTCCAACTAAGGTCTATTTATCCAGATGGATCAAGTACTCCTTGGTCAAACATTGCGACTACATCTTCTGGAAACCCACAAATAACAGCAGAACAAACAGGCAATGTTTATAGGTTAAACCCTGCAAAACAACAGATGCCAATTGGAACCATCATGGCGTATGCATATGGTCGAGTTGCTGTTAGCGATAAGTTCAATAACATTTATGTTTCCGATATTATCTATGGAAATGGATTTACTACTACTTCAAACACGCAAAACTTTACTGAACAAACCTATTGGGCTGAAGGAGGCTCATTCACCCCTCCTGCAAATCTTGGGGTAATTACAGGAATGAGGGTAATGCCTTCTTTGAACATCAATGTTCGCGGACAAGGAGAATTGGTTGTTTTTTGTGAAAGCGGATCTTTTACTTTGGATCTTTCGCAAGACAGGGCGACATGGCAAGCCAACAACATTCAAAAAGTTTCCCTTATTGGAAGAGGATGCCGATCTCCTTGGAGTATTTGCGGCGTAAACAATGATGTCTATTTCCGTTCTGATGATGGATGGGCGTTTTACAACAATGCTCAAGTTGATTTCTATAATGCCCTAGCATTCCGCAAAATTAGTAGAGAGGTTCAGCCTTGGGTAAACTATGATACCCCGTGGTTGAGGCAGTTTGAATCTGCAATGTATTTTGATAATAGGATCGTTGCTACAGTTTCCCCATTCACGGTATCTACATCTGATCAATACGGATTGCATCGTCCTAGTAGGGCAATGATTGTGCTTGATGTTGAGCAGCAAGGTCAGGTTGACCCAGGCTCCTATCTGCCAACCAAATGGAATGGTCTATGGGAAGGCCCACAGCCCACCCAGCTCCTTACCGCACAAATCAGGGGAGTGCAGCGTGGATTTTGTTTCTCATTTGATGGCGACAATGTAAACCGACTGTATGAGCTTCAGAACAGTAGCATCCTTGCAAGTGGAGTTGACGATTACTCACAAGTTTACGGAAGTGTGCCTATCAAATCTTACTTTGTAACAAAGAGGTTTGATTTCACGCCTAACCCAGGGGCAAGCAGATTTGTAAGAAAGCAACTTGCTGGAGGTCAGGTATGGATTTCTAATCTAAAAGAAGCCGTGACAATAGCCTGTCAGTTTAGACCTGATTCTTATCCTTGCTACACAACGCTTTCTAATCCAATTACTATTGGTCTTGATGAATGCACTCCTGTAACCACTGGCTGCGTACCTGTGTTGTCCCAACCTAGATACCAGCAGCTTAAATTTCCTACTCCAGATATTAATGATTGTGAATCCTTTTCTCAAATCAGCCCACAGGAGGGTGCTGAGTTTCAACTCAAAGTACAAATAACTGGTTCATGTATTGTAGACAGGATTCGCTTGTCTGGAATATTCAATGACTCCCTTGATAATCCACAGGGAGATTGCCCTGATACTTTCTATAATGATCCAACTCCAGTGAAATGCCCCTGCGAGTGTGATTTGACATACTATCGGATTGTACCTCTTCCTAAATATGTATCTAAAACTTGTTCTTAAAGTGTTGCAATAAAATCAAAACATACCTATAACTTAAATAATTATGGACAATCAGAGTTCTCCAGCACAGCTTTTGTTTCCGATGGTTCCTTCAACTTATTGCCCTGAAGGGACTTGGAGTGATGTGCTTAATTCTTTCACCACTCTGTATTTAAACAATGGAACGGTAAATATCCCTGGCCTCAACCAGATTACTCCCCAGCAGATTCAGACAATTCAGCAAAATGTGCTTACAATCCAAAACCAATTGGATGCAGTCAGCTACAAAACAGGAAGCATTACCTCTATTACTACAGGCATTGGCAGCTATGCTGTTACTTTTCCATCTGCCATGCCAAGCTCTGCTTACCAGATTAGTGTTTATTTTGTAGCTACTGGAACTCCTACTGCTATTCCGACTTGGAGTGTTTCCTCTGGGACAATTACAACCAGTGGATTTACTTTCTTTGCAAATTGTGCTTCTGGATCTAATGTCTCCTCTATAGTATGGTCAGTTTATAACCTGAGTGTACTTTAAACAAAACAACCCCAACCTAATAATAAAATGGCTAAAGAAATGAATCGTGCTACCGAACCAAAACTACAGAGCGAAGGATTCAGCACTCGCGGAAATATTAGACCCAACATGAGCAACAACCCTCGTGGTAATGAGTTCACTGGAATCTTCTACAGTGGCAAGCTCCAGCCCGAACCATGTTCCCCTGGTCGTGGTTCTTCCAAGAAATAATATGGCTTCTCACGGCATACAATATACGGTTGATAAAACCGAGAAGGGCATTGTCTCTGATCGTGCTATGCCACAACCCATGCAAAAGCTACAGATCAAAGGCGACATTGCTGCTATTCGTGCGTTTAAGGACGCTAGAACAGCTCGCATCAAGTCAATTGGTGAGGCTAATGACAAGTGTTTGTCTGTAGGAGGCCCTGCTAATGAGGCTTCTATGGGCAAGGGAAGCTCCTTCAATTCTGATTGGCTCTAGCATATGCGACTCCCTAAGATCCCTGTAGGTGGGTCGATGAGGAGCAAGATGCTAAAGGTCAAAGCAGCTCCATCAATCAAGTTGTCCTCTTTGTCTAGCACAGAGGGGCCAAAGCGTCCTGTTACAAGGAATCTTAACGGTCATTCTATTTCTCGCGGTGAAATGATATAATTTTATGCTCTACGATCTGCAATATATTATGGAAGCGATTCGCCCTTATGCGGGGAATAGCGGAACTTGTAATACCAGATTGCAGATTGAGTATACCAATAAGGCCCGTCGCCTTTTGTGGAATAAAACCGATAGTGATGCAACTTGCGAGTATGTTTGCATAAAATGTGTAAATGGTATTTTGACGCTACCTAGCATTTACAAACAAGTCCGTTTGGCATGGATTGATGGAAACCCAGTAAGTCTTGGCAATGAATGGTATCAAAGCGTTCCCCAAGAAACATGGGTCGATGCATCTAGTGGTGGATATGGAAATGGATGGGGACAGGCTTATGCTTGGAATGGGGGAAACAAGAAGTTCATTGAGATTGGAGGTAAGCACATTACATTCCAAAATTATGATCTTGCTCCCTATCAGCTTTGTATTGAATCTGAATCTCCGTTAGATGTTGGTACGGATATTACTTTCTTTGGAGAAGATTCCTATGGAACAAGAATTAGCGAAACAATTACTCTTGGCCTTGCTCCAGCTTATACTTATTCAACTAATTTTTTTAAGTCTGTTTTCCAAGTAACCAAAGGTCAAACTAAGGGAAGAGTACGGCTTTATTCATATGAGCCTGACAACCAAGCTCAGATGCTGTTGTCAATCTATCAGCCCTATGACATAAATCCTAGTTTTCGTAGGTATGCTATTAAAGGGCGTGTTAGGGATTCAGTCGTCTTGTATTGCAAAAAGAATTACCAAGATATTTATAACCCTACTGATCAAGTAGAGTTTACTCCAGAAGCCATGATTTCTGCTGTCATGGCAGTTGTCTATCGTGAAAACAAAGGAAGTGATGAACTTTACAATGTTTCTTTACAGAATGCTATTTTTGAAGTGAATAGAGAAACTGCTGATCAAGAAGAACCTACTGGCAGCCCAATTAGGCAATTCTCAAATAATATGATGTTGAATGCTTTAGTGCCAACTTATGCATGGGATGATGGAGCATCATGGCCTTATTGATATGGAAGAAATTATTGAAATATCTGATATTGATAAGGTTGAGGCCGAATTAGCCAACCTTCCTTCTGTTGATTTGCCATTAGAGCATTTCTTTGTTCCTGGAATGTATGTCCGTAAAATCTTTATGCCAGCAGGATCTGTAGTTGTTTCGATGAAGCACAAAACAACTCATCCGTTTTTTATACTGAAGGGAAAGGTTGCTGTTTTGAAAGAATCACCAAATGGTGGTTTTGAGCAAGAGGCATTGTATCAAGGTGGTGATATGGGTATTACTAAACCAAATACAAAGCGATTTCTTTGGAATGTAGAAGATACTGTTTGGGTAACCTGTCACGCCAACCCAAATGATATTGAAGATCCTGATGAAATAGTATTAAATATTGCTGAAAGAACAAATAATCCTCTGATTGATAATAACTCTCCACAATTTAACCAATGGAGAAAAGACATCAGCCCTAGTTTGATCCATACAAATAAAGAACTTGAACTGTCATGCGTTTCCTAAAAACACCACATACTATTTCTGAATATAGGCATTATAAGATGCCTGTGTATGAGACTATTGCAGCCGTTGGAGCAACAACAATTATTGGAGGATTAACAGTAGGAGGTCTTGCTGCTGGTGCAGCAACAGCGGGTGCTGGAGCATTAGCGTCTTATGGTGTTAGTAAATTGATGAGTGGAGGAAGTGGTGGTGGGGGTGGTGGTGGTGGGGGTGGAATGCCAGCATATAATAATTCTGGAGCAGACCCTTATGTAAGTAGGCAGCAACAATCTGCTGCAGCACTTCAGCCTTATGCTCAACAGCTTTACAATCAAGGTCAGGATATGTATGCAAGCAATCTTGCTTATGGTCAACAGGCTCAAAAGTATGTTCCAACAGCAGAGGATTATACAGCAACGCAATCAAATATCTTTAACACTGCTGCAAATCAAGGCATAGACTTTGCTAGAAGGGGAACGCAAGCAAACATTGCAAATCAAGAAGCTGTAACACCTGGGTCTACCGCACAAAGGCAATTGGCTAATCAGCAGCTTAATTCATACATCCAAGGTCAGGTTCCTCAAGATGTACAGCAGCAGATTAATCGAACAGTAGCACAGAATCTTGGTGGAGGATTTAATCTATTTTCTGGAGGTGGACAAGCTCCTCAAAACTTTGCTCGCAACATTGGGCAAACAAGTGTTGGTCTTTCTCAATACGGATTGAGTGCCGCATCTACTTGGCAGCAGCTTGCAAACCAAATGGTAGTTTCTCCTACCGCTGGATTATCTGCTGGTCTGGAAGCGCAAGGTTTAGCCCAATCTCAAGTTGGACAAAGAGCAGGACTTGGGTTGCAAGCAACGGGTCTTGGGTTAAGTGCAAATCACCAAGCTATTAACGATGCTATTTCCTCATTCAGCCCATTGGCTACAACGGCTCAAATGAATATTGGTGCAGCTCAATATGGAGGAAATATGGCAGCAAATAATGCTGAAAATATTTACCAATCACAAGCTAACCAATATGGCGCAAATATGGCACAGCAACAAAACCAACAGGCCCTTGGACTTGGTGTTGCTAAAATGGGATTAGGAGCATATGATGCTTACAATAAAGCTAACTATTACAATAATCTTAGTGGAGGATTACCTTCATTTATGGGAACGCAAGCTGGCGCAAATGCAGCTCTTGGATTTACTCCAACAATGGCAAAATAATCACAGAATAATATGTCTATAGGATACTACAATTTTGGTAATGTGATGGCTGGCAACCAGCAAGTTGTCAATTCTATGGCGGGACTTGGAGAGCAAATCTCTGGAGCTATTGAGAACCATGCTCAGACACAAGCTGCACAAGCCATGCTTCCTGCTCTCCAGCAAAGCTATCAGCAAGGTATGCAAAAGATTGCCAATGGTGATCCTAATGGAATGTCAGACATCTACAGTGCAGCTTCTTCGGCATCACAGATTCCCATGCTTCAGTCTTTTGCTCAAAACGCCATTACAACTGGACAATCTGCAAATATCCATGCACAAGGAGCCGCTAAGACTCAAGCATATTTACAAGGACAGCAAATGTCCAGCATGGTAGCGCATCCAGAAATGTATAATTCTGATGGTACACTTAATACTAGCAAATTGGGTCAACCTGCTTCTGCAAAACCATTGACTCCTTATCAACAAGAACAGGTAGAAAAAACTGCATCTAGCAATAAGATTTCTCAAGTAAATCTGTATAATTCTCTTTATTCTGGAAATGGAAAAGATGAAGTTGGAATAGCTGGATATGCCGATAAGATTAACAAGGGGATTAAAGAAGGCGTTAATGTTGCTCCAGAAGATTTGCAGAATTTCGCAAAAAGATATAGTTATTATAAACAGACCCAAGCTGGATATGGAAAGAATGCAATTCCAAATGAAGATATAGAGAAAGCATATGATGAAGTTAAAAATCATCTTGTTACTGCACAAGGTGACTTAGAATCAAAAATTCAAGCAGCAAAAAAGAAAGGCGAAGATCCGTCTAAAATTCCTAATCCAGAAAGGCATTGGTATAACGCTATATGGACTGATTCCTCAAATGACTTAACTGCTCAAAATTCAAAATTAAAAGAAACTATTTCCAATTTTGATAAGATTAACAATATTGGGAAAAAAGAAAGTGCTGGAGGACTTCCTTCCGCTAAATCCCAACCAGTTGCAGATCAACAACAAAGTCAAGATTCTCAAATGCAACAAGGTAATGCTACCTTTAATTCTCCCAATGATGTAAAATCAGCTTTCCAAGCTGGGAAAATTAGTCAAGATCAAGCGGTTCAATTGTTACAACAATTCCCAAATAAATGAACCAAGATGAAGCACTTGCATTTCTAAATCCAACTCAAGGGAATCAGTTGGACACACCGATCCAACAAGAGTCAATGTCTCCAGATGAGAAGGGGACGCAATTAGCTCCACAGCTTAGTTCCACTGGAATGAGCCAAGAAGATGCTTTGGCTTTTCTTGGTGTTAATCAACAGCAGCAGAAAGCTCCTATTCCAGATTCATCTTATCTTAATTCTCAGATTCCTGCGGCTCAACTGCCAGCGTCAGATCCAAATAATCTGACCTCTAATTACACTCAATCAGTTCCCCAGCCAACGCCTCAAGCATCACAAGGAATGAGCAAGGAGGATGCATTGGCGTTCCTTGGGGCAAGTCCTAGCCCTACTCCAGAGCAATCTGGAAAGACTATTAATCTGCCAGCAACCTCAATACAACAACAGACTCAAGGCGTTGAACCAACAGAGTCAGCAAAGCGTCCTGTAGGGTTCCTAGAGGCCGCTGGAAGAGGATTAATTGGCGGTCTTGCCAAGACCAATGAACTTATGGCTAAAGGGGTTGGTATTTTCCCTTATGTTGAAGATAAGACACTTCAAGCATTTGGGATAGATAGTAATATTTACAACCGCTACATGAGAGCAGTCCACGCCACGGGGCTTGGGCAACCTGGAGTTGAAGCAGAAGCCATTAAGCCTACTGAAGAACTGACTACTGGTGGAAAGATTGGTCTTGGACTTGGTGAAATGGGATCACAACTCCCATACATGGCAATGTCTGGGGGAGTTGGTGCAGAAGAAGCCGCCGCGCAAAATGCATTCCAAGTTGTCAAGCCTTTGATGCCGAGGATTACGGAAAGCATCCAAGCAATGCTTCCTATGGCGGCTCAAGCTGGTGCTGATGCCGTAGAACAATCTGCTCAACAAGGAGATAATCCTATTGTTCAAACTGCTAAAGGAATAGCACAAGCTACTGCTACTGCCGCAATTGGCGTTGTACCACTTTCTGCTAGAAGCAAAATTGTTAATCCTTTAGGAAGGTTATTGGAACAGGGTGCATATGGATATATTACTGGTCTTCCAATTGGGGAACAGCAAAAGGTTGTTGATTCATGGGTGAATGGTAAACCTTATGTTCCTAGTGAATGGAAGGATATGGCTATACAAGCTATTCCAATGGCCTTTATGACAGGAGCATTTGGTGTATTACACGCTCCAAAGGCTCAAGCAAAGATAGATGCCGCATCTGGTGGCCCAGAAACTACGCTTACTCCATCTAAAAACCCTGTAGTCAATGAGCGTGAGGCGAAGATTAACGCAATGGCTGATGCCCAAGCAACTGTTCCAGAGGCCCCAAATCCTATTAAGATTACCCCTGAGCCTACGGCTAAACCTCCTGCTGCTGATTTGCGTAGTTTGATAGCTGATCAAGCAATGCACGATGAAGGATCTCCAGAGTATGAGGCTATACAAGCACAGATTGATGCCCTTAATAAACCCGCTGAAGTAAAAGCATCACCAAAAAGAACAGAAGATGCATTGGCTTCCAAATGGTCAGAAATGCAATCTTATCCAGAAGGAAGTCCAGAGCGAGAAAAGGCTTTTCAAGAATACATAGATATTTCTAGTGGAAAAACCAAACCCGCTGAAGCTACTGCTGAAGCACAACCTACACAACCAAATGCCATTCAAGAGCCAAGCGCAACGGAAGCTATGCTACGCCCTCAAATCACAGGGCAAGGCGAAGTCGTGGAATTGCCAAGAGTGGGAGAAGGGAACGCCAAAGTCCCTGCCCAAGAAACTAAAGCCCAAGAAGTAGCTCCTAAATACTCTACAGAAGTTCAAGCTAAACTTGATGAGATTGATGCAAATGTAAAACTTTCAAAAATCATTTGGAAAAGACAATTAGATGCTGGTCAACTTACTAACTCAGAATACCAAAGTCGCTCAAAGGGATTAGGAATGCGAACAGCGGCTGAAAAGCGTCAAATTACTGGAGAGCTTACTGCTAAAGAACAAGCCGCAAAAGATAAGCGTGAAGAATCTAACTACAAAGGAAAGCCTGTTTCTGTTGATGGTCGCAATGGTACAATCATCGGCAATCCTTTTGGTCGAGTAAAGGTAAGGTTCTCTGATGGAACTGAATCCACCCATCTTCCAGAAAAGATTCAAGCTCCTGTTGAAGTTAAAGCTCCTATTGAAGTTAAAGCTCCTGTTGAAGTTAAAGCCCAAGAAATAGCCCCAACTGAGCCAGCAAAACCAGAAGAAGTAACCCTAACCGAAAAGGAACAGGCAGATAAGGCATTACTAGATAAGATTGACGCTGAAGCAGGAAACCCCAAAGCACCAAAACCAAAAGCCAAGGAAGTCAATCCATATTCAGATATTCTGTACCGATATGAGAACGGCGAAGAAAATGCAATTACAAGTCCTAGCGATTTAGTAAAAGAGGTTGAGAAAATAGCCAAAAGGCAAAGGAATCAAAACCTTAAAGATGCTATAACAAGATACAGGGATGCTACCGATCTTGGTGCTGATGTTGAACCAGAAGTTGAACGATTGCTTAATGAAGTGAAGCGTGAAGCTGATCGTTATAAATCTCCTTTATCAGAAAAAGCTAAAAGAATAAAGACAGCAAAAGATAAGGCTGTAGAAGTATTTGGTGATGCTGCTAATAATTTGAATTATGTTCTTGAGAATAAGATTCTTGATCCTGCTCAATATAGAAAGCGTGTAAAAGCTGGTCTTATGAAAAAAGGCGGGGAATATGATTTCTTTGACAAAGCAAAACTCCCAAAGAAAGTTCGTGACCTTATTTTTTCAAGGGATGGAAGTCCTATTGATGAAGTGGCAGGAATTATGCGTAAAACTCCATATGAACTACTGGAGGCTATTCAAGAAGCATATATTGCTAAAGAAAAACTAGATAAAGATAATTTAGCAAAAGAAAAATACGAAGAGGAAAAAGTAAAAAATGCTCTAAAGATGGAGCAATTAAAAAGAACAAATCCCGAAGAATACGATAGAATAGTTGAAGAGGATGCCCGTAACTTCCTTAATTCAAAACTTAAGCGTGAAGGTGGATCTATTGAAGAGTTGCCAGAAATTGTAAAATGGGCTGATAAGACTATTAAAGAAGGTCGAAAAAGGTTAAATATAGGTTTAGATCCAGAGTTACTTTTTGCTTATGCTGTAAAATCTGCACACTTTTTGGGAGTGAGAACAAATGATTTTGCAAGATGGTCAAAACAAATGGTGAAAAAATTTGGAGAACAAATTCAACCACACCTTGAAAACATTTGGGGAAGAGTTCGTCAACACGCATCAGGTGAATACAATCTTATTGATGATCCATTTTGGGAAAAGAATTCTGGAACACCAAAGAAAGGAGAAGAAGCATATACGCCTAGCAAAATTGCATGGAGTGATGCGGCAAGAGATATGCTTGGCGTTAATATTCATCCTTCTGAATTGCCTTCTCTTGATGATGTAAACAATATTTCCAAATGGCCTGAGTCGTTAAGGGATTTAGCAACAGTCAATGATGTAAGTTACAAACTAAACCAAGCAACTGATGTAGCTGGAAATGAAGTTTTAGACATTGTAACAACCCCAATGGAAGAGGAGGGCGGGACTCTTACTGAAAGGTTGGGCGACTTTGGTGGTGCATCATTTAGAAACAGATTGCGTAAAGACATTCAAAAAAGAAATGATGCAATTGAAAGAATAAAGGAAAAGACAAAAGGCCTTTATACGGATGAAGAAATTCTTGAAAGGGCATCTGAATTACCTAATGCAGGAAGAATTTATGCAGAAGATATATTCGCAAGGTCAAAAGAAGGCAGATCCAGACTTGAAAATTGGGCTGATAAAACCATTAAAGAATCCAAGAAGCGTTTAAATGTTGGACTAGATCCAGAGGTTCTTTCTGCCTATGCCGTCAAAGGTGCTTTCAAAATTGCCCGTGGAGTTCGTGACTTTAGTGAATGGTCAAAGCAAATGGTACAAGACTTTGGAGAAGCTATTCGTCCACACCTCGAAGACCTTTGGAGCCAAGCAAAACAGATTCATTCAGAACGAGAGAAATACGCCTCTAAACCCCTTACGGATAAGGAGGCTTTTGCCAAAAAGGTTGCTGATGCTTTTACCAAAGGGAAGATGGAGCCTGTTACTGAAGAGGAGCTTGGAAATGTGCTGGCTAAGAAGTTTCCTAACATTACACCAAGTGAGATTAGTGACCTTCACGCTATGGCTACAGGAAAGGAGAAGCCTCCTGCTCCTTACGCTGGAGTTTCTGCTGGAGAAGAAGGTCAAGGGGAAACCCCAGAACAAATTTCTATTCGCAAAAAAGATCAGGCTGAACAAGTTAAGCGAGGAATATTAACAAGTGTAATTGATACAGCACAGGGATTGTCAGATGAAAAATTAATAGAGCGTGGACGGCAAAACTTAGCAAATGGCGTTGACCCAAACCAAGCCCTTGAAAAAGCAAGGCAGGGAGATGCTGAATCTTTATCAACAGCAAGGGCGCATTTTGACACTGTTCTAGCTCCAAGGGTGAGTGAATTACTTAAAACTAAAGGCCCAAAATCACCAGAATATATTAAAGCTTCAAGAGAGGCTACGGAATATTATCGAGGAATCCGTGAGGGTCTTTCGGTTGCTTCTGAAGCATTGAGAACAGCAAAGAGGCAAGTTGATCTTACTGATGCATCTTCAATAGCTAGAGAATACACAATTCAAACTGGTGAAGAACCTACTTTATCTCAACATGACCAAATTCGCAAAGTTGCAGATAAGGTAGATAAAACTATTAAAGAATCAGATAAAGCTAGTGATGATCACAAGGTGGTAATGGATGGAGGGCTTGCTGAAGTTGATGTTCAAATTCCGACCTCTGTTGAAGAAGGTCGTCAGCAAGTTGCTGACCTTTCTAATGCCCAAGGGAAAAAAGCAAAGGAAGAGATTGATCGTCTTAATAACGAGCTAGAACAAACCAAGCGTGATCTTGAGGAAATTAAGCAAGCCAAGGCTACTGGTCAAGATGCTGAATCGCTAAAGGCTTACTACGAGGCAAAGCTAAAGGATGTACAGGGTCAACTTGAATCCCAACCAAAGTATGGGAAAGAGGTTTTTGAGCAAGCTAAGAAGATTGTAGATAAGTGGAAAGCTGATGCCGTTGAAGCAGAAAAACTTTTGCGTAAACAACTTAACCAGATGGGATCTTCCCCAGATCCTACTATCATCCTGACTCTTGCTAGGATTATGAGGGCGCATATCGGTGAACTTGCCCTTGATTTTGCCAAATCATCTGCTCGTTTGATTGAAAAGTTTGGCCCGAAGATTGAACCATTCTTAAAAGATGCATGGGCTAAGGCTCAAGAACTTATTAAGGGAGAGAATGGAGGAGAGAAAGCTGTTAAATCTGTTAGAAAAGCTGTTCCAAAATCCAAACCAGTTGAGAAGATGACTCCTGCTGAAAAAGCTTCCGATAGTCTCCGTAAGCGCATTGCTCAAGCACAAAAGAAGATTGATGATCTCAATAGCGGAAAGATTACAACTCCTAAAGAAATTGAGAAGGTCACCAATGAAGAAATCCAGCGTCTTGAATCTGAATACAACCAAAAGAAAAAGGAACTTGCTGATGCTCGTTTAAAGTCAAAACAAAGGGAATTGTTTGAGAAGGGCAAAGTGGGAGACGAATTAAATCCAGAACAAATCAAAACTCTGTGGGAGTCAGCAAAGAGATTCTATTTAGACAAGGGTGAAAGCGATTACGACAAGATGATTTCTGATCTTGGTAGTGACTTTGGGCTTACACCAGATCAAATTCGCAAAGGATTTGCTACCCCAAAAGGCGCAAAGAAAGCATCTGATGAGATGTATATTAAGCAACGCAATAGACAAATGGCATTGGATGAGGCAAAGCGTTGGCTGGATAACCAAAAGGCAAGTTGGATTGGAAAAATCTTTGGAGCTGTTGCCGAAAAGACATTTAAGTTAGCTATCCTTGGTCATGGTACTGCATTCATTGGAACCCATGCTCCACAAACGCTTTATACCCATTCAAGACTTGCATTTAAGGCATGGCTAAAAGGGCTTTCTTATAGTTTTACAGGAAAGGATGGAAGAATCCAAAATATTGTTGATAACAAAGATTTGATAAATCGACCAAACTGGATTGCAGCCCGAAAGGGTGGGCTTGAGAATGATCCTAGAGAAATTAGAAGGGAAGGGGCAACTCCAGCTAGAAGTGATTCTGTTCTTGCTAAAGCATTGGATACGATTAGTGGAGGTAGAGGATTTGATGCCTTGTTCCATTTGCGTCAAGATATGTTTGATCAGGCATGGGAGCAGCTAAGTATTACACAAAGGACTCCAGAGATGGCAGAAATGTTTGCCAATAAAATTAACAATGCTACTGGATTTACCAAAGGAGGAAAAACTTCTGCTAGTATTCTTCAAAGCCCTATTACTAAAGTTCTTTTCTTTGCACCAAAGTTGATTGCAAGTAGATTCAAATGGCTAATCCAAGATCCTGCTCGCATGATTGGTACTTTTGGCAAAATGGCTAATCCATTTGTCAAAGTATCTCCAGAAGAAAGGATGAGTGCTGTTTATGAAGCAAAAAACAAAGCAAAGTTCTTGGGTGTTTTAACTGGAACCTTGCTTGCAAACCAAGCATTGCTATCTGTTACTGGAAGTAATCAAGGCATTAACTTTACCGATCCTAAAAAGAATGATTGGCTTTCTTACAAGGGATTTGGTTACAACTTTGCTACAGTTGGTGCATTCACTCGTATAGCAAGGCTTTTGGCATCGGAATATAATGCTGTTTTTGGTGATCTTTCTCGCTGGCAAAAAGCAAAAGGAGGTCGTGAACAAGCAATGAAAGACTCTCTTTATACTTATTTAAGAAGTGGATTAAGCCCGATTACTAGAGATATTATTGTAGCGGCAACTAGAAAAGATTATGTAGGAAATACAGTTCCTTGGTCTAGCGAACAACCAGATAGAGGTCGGAGGAAGTTGACTTACCGCGAAGTTATTCAAGAACAATTTGCTCCAATTCCTATTTCTGAAGCTGCAACACAAAAGGAAATACTTCCTGCGGTCGCTAAAGCTGGATCTGCTGCCCTCTTGGGGGCAAGGCTTGAGACTCCTGCTGATATTGAAGAATACAAGAAGTCATTGGAATCAAGGCAAAGTCCATCATCTTCCAATAATCCATTTGGATTGAAGAGTTCTAGCGCAAAACCATTTGGGTTAAAAAGTTCAACCGCAAAACCATTTGGGTTAAAGTAAAAATCTCTTGCCAACTGTTAGGAAATTTTGCATATTTCATTTTCACTTCAGCAACCACTATGTCTAAAAAATATATCCTTCCTCCGTCACTTAAATATCCGTTTGAGCAATCTGAATTCCCAGGCGATCTGAATCTTAAAGAGATTCGTGAGCATGGAGAAAAAAGCAAGCTCCCAGAAGTAAGTTTTTACCAAGCAGTTGTTATTGCCCTGTTGGAGCAGCGTAATTACTTTGTAGTCGAGACGCTACGATACGCCAAACAATACGGACAACTACCCCAAGAAGAAGAAAATGGAAACGAACCAGCAACCACAGAAGATCAAGAGGAAGTATCAAAAGAAGAAGTCTACCCAGAAGGAGAAGTCACTCTCAAAGTCCTTCCCCCTCCCACAGAACAGCCTAGAACCAAGTTTACCAAATCCTATTCCGATGACGATCAAAGCTGATCCTGTTGGAGATATGCAAAAAGAAGCGGCATGGGAGGCAATTATTTCTGGGCTGTCAGCATCTGGTGAGCTATCTCCAGAGATGCTAGGAAAGAAGGGTGGATTAGATCGTGTAAGCGTTCTTGCTATTCATGCCGCTGGTTTGGCAAAAGTCTTTCATGTCGAGTTCGTGAAAGCCAATGGCTAGAGTCCATGTTAATACTGGAAGATATGGAGACATAATCTGTTTCCTTCCTGTTCTCCTAAATGAGTACAAAGAGACGGGGGTAAAAGCCCGTCTTGTCATTTCCAAAGATTATGCATCCATCTTGGATGGCGTTTCTTATGTCGAGCCATTGGTGTTTGATGGGCGTTTTGAAGATGTTTCTGGTGCTATAGCATTCGCTAAAACTTTTTCCGATGATGTCAGAACATCTCAGGTCGTTGGCATCTCCGATGTGATCGTAAGTCAAGTCTATGGCAATAGTCATGCCCCAAAGATCATATGTGATTCTTTCCAGAAAGATGCTTGGAAACTAGCTGATAAGTTAGAACTTTGGCCTAGTCAACCTCAGCTGGTATTTGATAAAAGGGATAAGAAAAGAGAAAAAAGGTTATACAAGTATATCCCTACGCTAAAACCTTGGATTGTCGTCTCAACTGGAGGCATTTCATCTCCTTTTCCGTATAGCGATTTGCTTTGGGAGATATTGAATCACTCTTTAAAAGAATTTCACATTGTTGATCTGGCTAAAATAAAGGCTGAAAGGATGTATGATCTTCTTGGGATTATGGATCATCCCAATACAGCAGCAATGATCCTAACGGATAGTGGCAACTTGCACCTCTCATACGCCACTAAGAAGCCTGTACACGCACTTGTGGCAGATTCACCGACCTTATGGCATGGAGCCGCTTGGAGGCCCTCCTATGCCTCTTATACACGCTACAAGAACTTCCCTAGAGATGTAACTAGGATCTTGGATCTGATCCGCAACCCTCCTGCAAAGCCAAAGCATCCCGATATTGTTCATGTTTACTCAAGGCTACCCAATGCCGCAGGAGAAGAGAAACGCCGCAATGATCTAGCCGCAAGCACTTGGAATGTTGGTTGGGTAGATTGTGGTCTAGATGACAATTGCTTTGTCAGGCACTCTGCCAACTCAATACCAAACCAGAAGAAGGAAATCCCCATGATCAAGGAGATGATCAAGTTTGCTTGTTGTGGAAGGAAGGACACCGACATTGTGGTGATTACCAATACGGATATTTGCGTCACGACCGACATCATAGAGAAGATTCGGAAAGCTCCACTAGGATATGCCTTCAGACATGATTACAAGTATCTAGATAAGATCATTCCAGACGATCAGATTGCAGGAGATAAATACCCTGGTTGTGACTTGTTTACAATCCCTGTGGGATGGTGGAGAAGGAACCATCACTTGTACCCTGACATGGTGATTGGTAGGCACTCATGGGATAGGATTATGCGAGAGCTAATCAAATTAGCAAAGGGACAGGAGATAGAAAAAGCTATCTACCATCAGCGGCATGATTCTATGTGGGAACAAACGGAACATATCAACTCTGATTTATGCAACCTACGCAATGGTAGGCTGGCAAGGGAATGGTTACTGGAAAGGAAGATGCCTCTGGAAGAGTTGGAGTTCTTGAACTACGAGGGAAAATTTAAAAAGCCTGTACGGAAGCGTTAGATTATCTCTTGGGTTTTTGAAATACTAAAAAGTAGCTGTGGAATATCCTAGCGTGTTTTTGTTGACCTTTTTGTGGTGAAGGCATCCTGTGCTTTGCCGCTAGTATGAATAAATCAGCAAGTCTAAATCCTTCATTCTCTGCCATTGCAATCGTATTATAATGAGTGCAATGCATTTTGTGATTGTGAATAATGTCTTGGCATTTGAATACAAAATGGCCTCCCTTTTTAAGTATTCTCCAAGCCTCGCTAATTGTATCCCTATAATGATCTTCTAATTCATCATAAGACCAATAGCCGCCAAATCTAGCAGTCATGGCAACCTTTCCTTCTTTGTGATCTCTTCCCCCTTTTACATAAGTTAAGAAGGGTGGATCAAATACAATGCTGTTTAAGCATTCTGATTCGATTGGTAATGCCCGACTATCTCCTTGAACTGCTTCTGGCTTTTGTGGTTGGACATCATAGCATAGCACGGGTCTTGGTATAGTTTTCCAAAAGGAACCATTTCCATAGGTCATGTCACAATCAAAACCCTGCTTGCAATGAAGTTTAAGAATAGCATTTAGAATATCATCTTGTGATTCATAAATACTACGGATAACAGGAGCATCAAATAGTTCTAAATTCATCTTACTCTCCCTCGTTACCTTCATGCTCTTCCATAACGCAATGCGTTATAGGTGAATCCTGCTGTGGCATTACTTGGTTCTGTGGGAAAACCATGTAGTACTCACCGCACTTGGCTCCATCATTCTCTGATAGGTTTGCCACATAGAATGTCTGTGGTTGGATTGGTGCTGTATGCATAAGCGTCAGCATGGTTAGGGCTTGTAATTGGTTCATGATTTTTTTCCTTTTCTTATGTTTTCTTCAGCCCATAGGGGTTGAAAATTTGTGTAGTGGTTAATATTTATAAGCTCTTCTTCTGTGGTTGCTGATGCTACGGGAACAATATGATCGTAATGCCACTCACCATGATTTTCCCATGTCATTCCTTCTTTGAATTGAGATTCAATGTGGTTTTGGAAATCTTTAAAAGAGCAACCAAGTATTTGATATGTTTTTGTTTTTTTACTATAGCCTCTTTTTTTCAATGACATTGATATAAGGTTTCTAATTGAAACACTTAATTTGTATAAAGGGTTATTTGATCTTTTGTTTTTGGAATATTCTTTTGCCCAATTATTTATACATTCTCTATTATTAATTCTCCATTGTTTTACTTTTGTTAAAACTCTTTCTTTGTTGTTTTCTTTCCATTTACGAGAACTGCATTTTGATTTGTCAGGATTATTTCTTCGCCACACCCTAGCGAATTCATTATTTTTATTATGCCGTTTGTAATATTTATCTGGAGTAAGCCATACTTCCCCCGTAGGCGATTGTTTACTGCGAGACCAGTAAATTTTACCGTCCTCTCTTATGTCTCCCTTTTTATGTTTTTTCTCAATCATCTTTTATATTTTACACAAACACTCGACATATGAAAGTTGCCTCGCACGATGTCACATTCATAGGCTCGGAGCATTCCCATTCCTCCAAATCCAGCAGACAGCCTGTGTTTAATAGCTGAATCACATTTAGACTTAGATGTATAAGCTGATTTACCACAAGCGCACTTTTTCGGCTTTTCAATAAGTTTTACCAATCCCATTTCTATTGCTTCCTTCCTATTCATTGGTGCTAGGTCTGGAGTATCTAGCCCAATCTCGTTTAGTATATTATCAATTGATGATCTCATTGGTTTATTTGTTTTTTTAGTTCAGCAAGATCCCTCATGCTGTTTCTGGTGTCTTGAATTGTTTCCCATTCCATTACGCCATCTGCTATTGCTATAGCGCGATCACGCTCTGCATTAGAACGATCTAGTTTTTCTTGCATAGTTAACTCTGGTCTAGCGTTCACAATTAAAAAATCTGCTACGAATTGTTTTATTTCTATGTCCATTTGTGTTTTTATTTAGTAATACTATTAAGGTATTCTTGTTGGGTTGATTTAGGCCAAGAGCTAAACGGCAATGTATGCCATTGAGGGTGAATTTGAACTGATTCTGGGTATGCTGCTGATCTCCACTCGAATGCTTCTTGTTCATTTACTCCAAGTTTAGAAGTAATGGTTGGCTTTTCTATTTTTAAAGCTGAATAGTCCATACCATCATCCTCCCATCGTTGTTGGTTCAGCCAAGTGGAAGCGTGAGGTATGAACTTGCCCATCTCCTTTTGCCAATCTGGTGAGACAATTGCTTTCCGTAAGGCCGCTAGGAGTATATCCAGCTCTGGTAGGTTGTTCTTTGCCCAAGATGCCCTTGCTGCTCCTTTGCCAATCTTTTTAGGGTAGGCTGACCAGAAGAATTCAAAACCGTCTATAGCGGCTTTCTTGCGCCGTTTAGGGCTATTCTCAAGCTGGACTTCTTGCCCACAACAGGGGCATATATCTGGTTCATAACTCTTCATATTTTTTTGAAAGTTGACCTATTGTTAGCTTGTTCTTTTGCGGTTGACCATTTGCAATTTAATGGTTCGTAATTTCCTTCATTATCAATTCGATCTATTGAAAGCCCTTTTTCCCAAGAGCTTCCCATATCAATAAGGAAATTTTCAAATGCTCTCCATCTATCGCATACTTTTATTCCTCTACCTCCATATCTATGCCATCTATTATTATAAGGATCTACGCACCTTGAAATCATTTTAGCCCAAGAAATATATATTCCTGTCAATTTCCCTCCAGATGCGTGTCCATGCTTCTTGTTTTTTTCTGATACCTTTTGGTATCTATCGCAACCACATCCCAATATTTTTCCATTTATTAGATGATTTGCTCGTATTGTTTTTTCATTTCCGCAATCGCATTTGCATTTCCAATACCTATGCGATCCTTTGGTTGGATTTTTAACTAAACAAATAGCAGTAAGTTTTCCAAACTTCTGATATGATATATCATTATTCATAGTTTTATTAATGAAAAACCCCCTGCATATTTCCGTGTGAGATAGCCACAAAACGGGCATCGGGAATAGCAGAGGGTCAAATTCATTGTTTTGTTTTAGGGATCTCACTCCCATTAAGGTGTTCATAATACTAAAATGGCTCGTAAGTCCAAGTCTTTTTCTTATACTGAACAGCAGTAAATATAAACCAAGGATGCATTTCAGCGGCTACTTTAATTTTTATTCTACCTGCTTGATGCCAAAACCCCTTAATTTCTATAAACTCAATAGATCCATCTTTATGAATTACTAGAAAATCAGGAGTATATGTTGTTAATTTTGCGAGCTTCAATGCCATAGCCTCAAACTGCCAGTGATGTATTTCTCCACCCAACTTTCGCTGTTGAAGCAATGAAGCATAGGCTTGCTCTGTTTTGTTCATTGTTCCAGCAACCCGTCTGGTAATATTTGCTTTTGCTTTAATCATTTTAGTTTTTTATCGGCTCAATAAGATACTCGCACTTAAATGTGATGATTTGTGGTGGCATAATCATGCTGTAAACCTCTGGCCTTGGAGCAGTCCTGCGAAGACAAGTCTCGCATCCCTCGCGCCATCCTTCAATGTCGTCTCCTGATCCGTTGCAACGCGCAATGTCGTTGGCTAGTGTGTTTGTTGCTCTATTTGTCATTGTTGAGTGAATCCTTCAATGATTCCTGCGTAATGGTGGATCTGCTTGACTAGTGCCTCGGCTTTCTCGGCGCGATCTTTCCAATGCGCGGCCATTGCGTCGCCCCGCATCGCGGCATCCATAACCATTTCTTTGAGTTTAGATAATTCAGATGAAACTTCGACCTCGTTGTTGGGTGTCTGTGGTTGGTTCATAGTTCGCAACCCTCCTCGACGTTTTCGTTTTCATTCACGATACGAGCATCGAATCCTAGGTGAGCTAAAAGCTGTTGCAGCCTGTTGTCATCGCATGGCCCAGAGCAAACCTCTTCACCATTGACAAACCATGTTTCCCCCCACTCCGTGCAACATCCATCGCCGCACTCGTAATAGTATGGTCGCTTTGATAGCTTGATCGGAGTTTTTGCAACCCCGTTGTCATTGTTCGTTATCATTTGTGTATTGTCTGTGTTCGTTATCATTGATCGGTTTGTTGATTTATTTGTCATCGTTGAGTGTATTTAATTATTATGTTTAGTTATTTGTCATGTTCGTGCTACTTATCTTCGGAATGTGTAGCAGCATTACTACATAACGGTAGTATTCGTGTTTACTAGC